AATGATCATCAACTTGTTGATGTGAGCAGAGGTGAGAACTCCCCGAACTAATCAGGGTGATGGAGGTTCCGCTGCTTAGTCCGCTCGAACTAGATTTGAAACTTTATGGGCTTTCTTTCTGGGCTATGGCCCATGTACTAGTCTATATTTTAATTTCCTATGTTGACTCTGTTGCACTTTGTATTTGTTTTAGTTTTGGGCATCGTGGTGTGCTTGGGATATTGTAGGGGTTGTGTTCAAGACCCCTGAACTGCGCTACTATACTATTTGTGTGTGACGTTTCTTTTAATTATGCTTATCAATTAAATGAAATGTTACATTTATGGTATTAGAGCGGTCATTCCTTAAGTCTGTGGACTTGGATGTCCGCTTAGCTTTCTCTATGTCTTCTGAGTGTTCTTAGTTCAATTTTTGCCTTATCAAGCCTAACCAAGTGATTTTCTGTGTGCCAGTGAACTGTGGCACCTCCTCGTAGGACTCAACAATCGTCTCAGGGCGATGTACCCGATATCGCCAGGGCAATAGAGGCGATGGTAGCTGCCATGACTCAGCAAAGCACAACTATGATGCAACAACACGAGGCGTCTATGTAACGACAAGCGACGTCGCTTGAGCAGCAGTAGTTGGTGATGCAGCAGATGGAGGCTGCAAGGGTGGTCGTTGAGGATGCTCACCGACAGCATATGGAGGCCCTCCGCCAGCTGGAGGAGAACAGGACTACTGCACCCGCCTTTGGTCCTGAGCCACGACGTGCAGTCAGGGAGTGGAGCCTGGAGGACTTTTTGAAACACCACCCAGTGAAATTCGACGGGAAGGCATGCCCTGATGCCGCAGACCAGTGGCTGAAGGACCTTGAGAGAATCTTTTACGCAAAGATGTGCCCTGCGAAGAATAGACTAGCTTTTATCGTGTACATGCTTACAAGAGAGGCGGAGCATTGGTGGATTAGCATGAAATTCATCATGGAGGAAATGGGAGAGCCATTGACTTGGGAGGCTTTCAGGGGGAGGTTCCTCTCGGAGTATTTCCCCAACAGCGTGAGGTATGCCAAGGAGGTGGAATTCCTCCAGTTGACTCAGGGAGGGAAATCAGTGACCAAGTATGCTGAGAAGTTCAAGCACCTCAGCCGCTTCTACACACTACCCCTGGATGAAGAGTGGAGATGCCACAAGTTTGAGAATGGTCTATGCGGTGATATTCGCTTGATGGTGGCACCCTTTTCCATCAAGGACTTTACCACTTTGGTGGAGAAGGCCAGAGTGATGGAGAAGATGAAACGTGAGGTTGAAAGACAGTGCCCACAATAGCCACAACAACCACAAAGGATTAGTGGACTATCTGGGTCCAAACCCGGACATGAGGAGCGAAGGAGGCCATATGATAGACCTCACCACTAGCCTCAGGGGTTTAGGAGTTTCCCTCCCCAACAGGGCCGAGTACAACGTTATATATGTGGAGGCCCTCATCTGAGGAACGTCTGCCCGCGTATGGAGGGTTACCGCTGGTGCAACAACTGTGGCAAGGAAGGCCACTTCGGGAAAAACTGTCCCACCATTGCCAGGACAGCGACACACCCTCCTATTCAGACGCCCCACCAGCATCAGCGGAGAGATAGAGGCAACAGACCTCAGGCGACAGGCAAAGTCTACACTATGTCAGGAGTAGAGGCTGCAAGCTCAAGTAACCTTGTTATGGGTTATTGTGTGATTTCTGGGATGAGATGTTGTGTGTTGTATGATTCTGGAGCGACGCACTCCTTTGTGTCAAATGCTTGTGTGGAACGTTTGGGTCTGCTGGTTTGCGAGCTGTAGTGTGAGCTTGTGGTGTCTACCCCGGCATCGGGTTTGGTCAGGACGTCGTCCTTGTGTGCTAAGTGTCCAGTTGAGGTAGAGGGACGCAGGTACAAGGTGAATTTGATCTGCCTACCTCTACAAGAGTTGGAGGTGATCTTGGGGATGGATTGGCTCTCTGCCGATCACATTCTTATAGATTGTCGGGAGAAGAAACTGCTTTTCCCTAACTCAGAAGAGCCTGAGTTGTTAACATCTCAAGGGATTTTGAAGGAACTACAAGAGGGTGTGCATCGGTACATAATCATCACACACCTTGAGGTGGAGAAAGAGGAGACGACGTCAGTTATACCGATCGTGCATGATTTTGAGGATGTATTCCCGGATGAGGTGCCAGGGTTGCCTCCCCACAGAGAGGTGGAATTCTTTATTGATCTGGTACCAGGAACAGGTCCGCTATCCATGGCCCCATATCGCATGGCTCCGGCAGAGTTGGTGGAACTCAAGAAACAAATAGAGGAGTTGATGGAGAAGCAGTTTATCCGACCCAGCACTTCGCCCTAGGGAGCACCAGTGCTGTTGGTGAAGAAGGATGGGAGTTCACGCTTGTGTGTGGACTACAGACAACTGAACAAAATGACGATCAAGAAAAAGTATTCGCTCCCAAAAATTGACGACCTGATGGATCAGTTGCATGCTCATCAGTATTCTCGAAGACAGATCTGCGATCGGGTTACCATTAGATTTTAGTGAAGGCAGATGATGTATAGAAGACAGCCTTCAGGTCCTGGTATGGGCACTACGAGTATGTGGTTATGCCCTTCAGTGTGACCAATGCTCCGGCAGTGTTCATGGACTACATGAACCGGATCTTTAGACCGTTCCTAGATAAGTTTGTAGTAGTCTTCATTGATGACATCCTTATCTATTCTAAGACTCGGGAGGAACATGCAGAACACTTGAGGTTGGTGCTCGGTGTCTTGAGGGAGAAGCAACTTTATGCCAAGCTGTCTAAGTGTGAATTCTGGATGGACGAGGTGCAATTTCTGGGCCATGTGATATCTGCCAAGGTATAGCGGTGGATCCGACAAAGGTCGAGGCAGTGGTTAGGTGGGAAAGTTCCAAGTCAGCAACAGAGATCAGGAGCTTCATGGGTTTAGTAGGCTACTATAGGAGATTCATTGAGGGATTCTCCAAGATAGTGGCGCCCCTGACGCAACTCACACGGAAGGACCAACCGTTCACCTCGACTGATAAGTGTGAGGAAAGTTTCCAGGAGCTGAAGAGGAGATTGACCAACGCACCGATACAAGTGATCCCTGATGTGGGGAAGCCTTTTGAGGTCTACTGTGACGCATCCCATCTTGGGCTTGGTTGTGTGTTAATGCAGGAAAAGAAGGCAATGGCCTATGCCTCAAGGCAACTTAAAGTTCATGAGAGAAACTATCCCACTCATGACCTAGAGTTGACGGCCATAGTGTTTGCTTTGAAAATCTAGAGGCACTACCTTTATGGTGCACAGTTTCGGGTGTTCAGCGACCACAAAAGTCTTAAGTACATGTTTGATCAGAAGGAGCTGAACATAAGGCAGAGGAGGTGGATGGAATTCCTGAAGGATTATGATTTCGAGCTGCTATATCATCTAGGGAAGGCAAATATGGTAGCAGATGCCTTGAGCAGGAAGACGGTGCATATTGCACACCTAATGATTAAGGAAGTGGAGCTGCTAGAGCAGTTCAGGGATATGAAGCTGCAAGTGGAATTGGGATCTGAGTTCATTAGATGTAGTACCTTGACTATATCTAATGACTTCTTGAGTTCAGTGAGGGAGAGATAGTTGTTGGATGCTAGTCTGAACAGGGTCAGAGAACAGCTTGGGACAGATGAGGCAAAGGATTTTGCTTTGGGTAATGATGGCATATTGCGGTTCCAGAGTAGAGTGTGTATACCTGATGATACTGAGGTAAAACGGTTAATCCTTGAGGAAGGGCATAAGAGTCGTCTTAGCTTGTATCTTGGAATGACTAAGATGTACCAAGATCTCAAGGAATCCTTCTGGTGGCAAGGAATGAAGAAGGATGTTGCACAATTGGTATTCGCTTGTCTAACCTGTCAGAAGGCAAATGTGGAGCATCAGAGACCCGGTGGGATTGTACAGCCCTTGAAGATACCAGTGTGGAAATGGGACAGCATCTCGAAGGACTTTGTGACCCATTTGCCACGAACTTTTAGAGGGCATGACACCATCTGGGTGATAGTGAATCGATTGACCAAGAGTGCTCATTTCTTGGCGATGAACTTAAGGATGTCCATGGCAAAGTTGGCTCAATTGTACATTAAGGAGATCGTAAGGCTGCATGGAGTACCTTCGAGCATTGTATCAGACAGGGATCCACAGTTTACGTCCCGGTTATGGCAAACCTTACAAGCGGCTTTGGGGACCAAGTTGACTATAAGCTTAGCCGACCATCCCCAAACCGATGGTTAGTCCGAAAGGACCATCCAGTCACTTGAGGACTTATTACGAACATGTATATTGGATCACTTGGGAGCTTAGGATGAGGCCTTACCCTTGATTGAGTTTACCTACAACAACAGCTTTTATGCGAGCATTGGCATGACGTCATACGAGGCTATATACGGCAGGAAGTGTAGGACTCCCCTATGTTGGTATCAGGATGGGGAAGCAGTACTAGTCAGACTAGAATTATTAGAACAAACTACTGAGAAAGTCAGAATGGTGAGAGATAGGATGTAGGCCTCTCTGAGTAGGCAGAAGGCCTATGCAGACCGCATGAGGAGGCCTTGGGAATTTGCAGCGGGTGATCATGTGTTCTTGAGGGTGACCTGAACCACTGGCGTGGGAAGGGCCCTCCGCTCAAGAAAGCTTTCGCCCAAGTTTCTTGGTCCTTATCAGATCTCTAAGAGGATTGGGCCAGTGGCATATGAGATAGCTTTGCCTCCTCAGTTGGCAAACCTTAATCCGGTGTTCCACGTCTTACAGCTGAGGAAGTATGTGTTCGATCTGGCTCATGTGTTGGAGGTTGATGATATAAAATTAGAGAGGACTTCACCGTGGAAGTACCACCCATCGCCTTAGAAGAGAGTCGCGTTGAGGAATGTCGAGGAAACCCCGTTAGTCTAGTTAAGGTAATCTGGGATCGGAGAACCAGCGACTCTACTTGGGAGTTGGAGGAGGATATGAGGAAATCACACCCACATCTTTTTACCTGGTAAGTTTTCATTTTCGAGGACGAAAATATTCTTGTTGGAGAGAATGTAAGGCCTAATTTTCTGCTACCTTATTTTTGTAAGGGCTGCCCCAAATCGAATGGGCCCAAGGGCTGGCCCAAAAAGAATTCAGACCCTAAGAAGGCCCTAACCCTAACACCGTTTCTCACTTTCAGAAAGTTGTTCCTTGTCCTAAGAGCCACATTCGTCTCTCAATCTCTGCTAGGGTTTGGTACCACCGTAGGCACGCAAGTTCGAACTAGTTCTTTCTTCTCTACGTAAGTGCTCCCTCATCCGTGCTTGTATTTCTGCTACTATTACTCTGGGTAACTTATATCTCCGCTATTTCTTTTTTTTCCAGCTCCTTAAGTCGTCCCTTGAGCTGTCGTGTCCCACTGTTTAGAGTCGAGGTCTTGTGCTAGCCATTTCCAGGTAGGGAAGCTATGGCTTACTCATGTATTTCGTTTTTCCCTGTTGTTAAATTTTTATTTTAAGATTATGTGGTTTGTGTGATGTTATGAAAGCTTGGAACGTTTTAGCATCTTGGTTTGGACTGGTATGCATAGCTATTGTAGGAAAACTGTGGCGAGATCTGATAATCTCGCCCAAGCGAGCCTGTCTCGCCTAGGTGAGATGGCCAGAGACTCGCCCATACTATTTTCACGCCAGGGGTCGCTCAGGTGACCAGCTCAATTGCTCAAGCGAGGAGAGGCACGCCTAAGCGAGAATGCGTGGAGGTTGTTGTTTCTGTGTGTCGAGCTCTCGCCTAGGCGAAGGGAGCTCGCTTGAGCGAGAGACCCTATCGCTTGAGCGAGACCCTTCAGCCTGAGCGAAGAGCTAGGCGAGAGTGCGTTCTGGTGTGGTGTTTTTTCTACTCTTGGATGTTTGGCATGTATATGAGTGAATTATTATATAATGGCCTGAAGGGAAATGAATACGCATGCTTAGAAGGGTGTATGGGTTGTGAATGATGAACTTGAATGAATTTGGCATGTTAAAATCATGAAGTGGTTGGTTATGAAAGTGGCATGATAATGGGATGAGCTGAGATTCAGTATTCATGGATGGAGTATGATGAGGTGGTATGGGTTTAATCTGAAACATGAGAAGGATTGATAACAAAGGTCGACATAATATTTGTACATGCATGATAAAATCTTTATTGATTGTTTGGGTATGATTGGTTTGCATCAGTGCGTAATTCCTTAAAATCTCTAGGTGAGATTTCAAGGTCGTGCTTCAATGGTCGGGACGTAATTCCATGGCCCCTGTTAGTGGGTGTCCATGGTGGTGCCCCATCTATATAGTCTAGTAAGGATTCAAGGTAAGGTTGGATCCTGACACTCTAAGGATTCAATTAGTCTCACTTAGAACGGACTGACTCCTGTGGTGAGAGAGCAGGAGGCCTGAAACTCATTAAGCGCTAACCTTGTGTGTGAGGAAATTGATTCATTGTAACACTTGTAACACACAACTCGGGGGTGAGGAGAGGTGTCCACCATAAGTGCAAGCATCCACTGAATCTGACCAGATTGTATGTATCCGGATGAGTCGAGTTGAGTCTTAGTGTATTGGTTTGAGAGTCATAGCATGCTTGGGTGTTGTATGTTCTGTTGACTGCGAAAGTGTATCAGATTGCATGATGATATTATTTTGTGCTCTAGCTTACCCTACTTTTTGTGGTTGTATATTTTGTGGTGTGGTCTTTTCTTTTGCAATGATCATCAACTTGTTGATGTGAGCAGAGGTGAGAACTCCCCGAACTAATCAGGGTGATGGAGGTTCCGCTGCTTAGTCCGCTCGAACTAGATTTGAA